AATCAGTGGAGGTACTTACAATGATTGGATTGAAACAGTATATACAACCGATTACGTAAGTAGAAGCGAAATTCCTGAATACCAAGGAGGTATGTCTAGCGAAATTCAATTCCAAGAAGTTGTAAGTAATAGCGCAACAGAGGGAGAACCGCTAGGAACGCTAGCAGGGCGAGGAATCAACGTCGGAAAGAAAGGAGGAGATATTACCATTAAGGTAACAGAACCTTGTTATCTGATAGGTATATGTAGTATCACTCCTAGAGTAGACTACTCTCAGGGGAATGATTTCGACATAATGTTAGACAACCTCGATCAAATTCACAAACCACAACTCGACCAAATCGGTTTCCAAGACTTACTTACGTGGAAAATGGATGCAGAGCAGCTTGTGTATGCAAATGGAGTACTACAAGAATATAGCGTAGGTAAACAACCGGCATGGATAGACTACATGACTAATTACAATAAAACATATGGTAATTTTGCGGTAGGAGAATCAGAGTCATTTATGGTATTAAATCGAATCTACAAAACAGAATGGGATGAAAATACGCCGAAATTAAACAATTCAACCTATATTGATCCACAAGCATATAATTATGTATTCGCAGACACAGATTTGCAAAGTATGAATTTCTGGGTACAGATCGGGTTTGATATTGAAGCACGTATCGTAATGAGCGCTAAGGTAATGCCAACACTTTAATATTTTATGACATGAAAAAAGTAGGAATTAATTACAGAAGCAAACTAGGAACAGAACTAGTAGAGGGCGAGAGACTTGAATTAAAAATTGACAGAATGACGCAAAATAATGAACCTATCGGAGATAGTGCGCCACTAATTTATACGCCAAGAAAAGACGGAGTAATAGCAGCATACGACATCCGAACGGATAAATGGGATATTGCATTAGATGCGATGGAGAAAGTTAACCGGACAAGAGATAAGATATCAGAATTAGGAGGAATGCGCGAGGCTAAGAAGAGTATTGACGAGGAAGCGAAAAAAGCCGTAGCCAACGGTGCAATTGACTCAAGAAATGAACTCAATTAGCATGTTACCACTTTGGCGAACGAAGTTCGTACGTGTGAAGTGAACGACCATTAAGACCGGAGATTCCGCGGGGACGCTCGGCATAGATTGTCCAATAAGTTTACCGCGGAATCCTCTTTAAAGAGGGTGGTACGCACGTAGCATATATTATCCAGTTATAATGTATAGCTCTTTAAGAAAGAGCGAAATCAATGTAAAAACTTATTATTATGGGATTTGTAAAAGAAGCGTTAGGAATGATTGGCAATGCAGCAATAGGAGGATTAGCCAGCGGAGTAGGAAGTTTCATAGGCGGACTATTCGGAGGAGGAGGAATAGGTTATCACGACCAGAAAAAACTAATGGAAAAACAGCACGGGTATGAATTGGAGAACATGGATTACCAAGCAAAACTTAACGAAGAGATGGCACAGAGAAATCAAGAACGCCAGAATGAATACTTCGGGATGACAGCAGAATACAATTCGGCGAAAAATCAAAAACAACGATTAAAAGATGCGGGCCTAAATCCTGCATTAATGTACGGAAGCGCAGGGAGTGGCGGAGCAGGAACAGGAAGTACAGGAGGAGCAAGCGGCAGCGGTGTCGGATTATCTCAAGCGCAAGCAGTAGGAATGGGGCTCCAACTAAGCCAAATCAAAGCTCAAACAAATCTGATGAACGCAGAAGCGGCCAAAGCATATGCCGAAGCGAACAAGGTCAAGGGAATAGACACGAAAAAAACAGAGAAAGACATTGAAGAAAGCGATGCAAGAATCAATGAAATCGTTGCAAAAATACCCTCAGTTAAGCAACAATATTACGTTAACAAGGCCTATGAAGAATTGCTCAAAACATCCGGAGAACTAAACAAGAGTATAGCAGCAAAAACAGACCAAGAAAAATTAAATTTAAAAGTTCAAGAACATGTATTATTTAAAGAATTCGACAAATTAGTATCCGAAATTGACGGAATAAACCTAGACAACGACCAAAAAACAATCATAAAAAACTCGTTGCAAAAGAAAATCGATTCAGAGATTCGCTTAAATACGATGAAAGCAGTAGAAGCCGCAGCAAATGCCAAATTTACCGAGGAAAATATAAAAACCATCGACGGCCAGTTGCAATTATGGGGAAAACAAGTTGAAAATTGGGAGGGACAGCGAGAAAATGTCAGAAAACAAATTGAGGCACAGATTGAGCAATGGTCGCAGGAAAACATGTTCGCGGGGAAGAGACTCGATTTAGAAGAGAAAAAAGCCATAGCGGACACAATCTTAAGGGGCATAGAGATTGTACAGGGAATTGGCCGAGCAGTAGGAACAGCAATGATTAAGTAATATGTGTTTATATCCAAGATTGATACCGAATCCTAAATACAGGACTTCAAAGAAGAGAGGGTACTACAAACCCTCTCCACATGATGAAAGACTAAATTACGTACCGGTGGCGTGCGGAAAGTGTTACGAGTGCAGGAAAAAGAAGGCTAGAGAATGGAGAATCAGACTAGCAGAAGAGATCAGACACAACAAGAGTTATTTCGTAACATTAACAATTGATGACGAAAATTTAGAAATGCTAAAAAACGAACTAGAAGTTAAATCCGTCAAGGGGAACGAGAACAATATAGCAACACTAGCATTAAGAAAGTTTCTAGAACGATGCAGAAAGAAAACAGGAAAATCACTAAAACACTGGTGTGTAACTGAACTAGGAGAAGATAGGGGAAGAATACATTTACATGGAATATTCTTCGGAAACCAAGCAGCGGAGCTGGTGATAGAAAAGTGGAGATACGGATATGTATTTATTGGGAACTTTGTAAACGAAAAAACAATTAATTACATCAGTAAGTATATGCTGAAAGACGACTTAAAAAACAGAGAATTTACAGGAAAAGTATTAACTAGCGCAGGCATGGGGAAACAATATTTTGAACGCGGAGACTGGAAATTCAACAAGTACAACGGAAAGAACACAAGAGAATACTACGTATTCAAGAACGGTACTAGAGCGATGATGCCAAGGTATTACAAGGACAAGATCTATAGCGAAGAAGAAAAAGAACTGCTTTGGCTACAGAAGCTAGATAAGGGTGATACATGGGTAATGGGGGAAAAGTGTAAGATAGATTCAGATGAGTATAAGAATCTTCTAAGTTATTACAGAGAGCAAGCCAAACAGATACACGGGGATAATATAGCTCTATGGAAAGAAAAACAGTATTGGCGAAGACTAGAAAAACAAAGAAGTATATACAGGAAACGAAAGAATATGAACCAATATATCGACAGACAAACAGCGGAAACGATAAACAGCTACGAAATTGGAGGGTGTCCATTCTGACATGTAATAGTATCAGGCTGTTCTTTGTCTCGGCAAAGAACCAAACCGACCCCTTCTCTCATTTTTTATTATCAATGCTGATGGGGAAGTGTTAAAGAAGTGTTAAAGTCAGTCATTTATTTGGTTGGCTTATATTTTTGTATTATCTTTGTGGTGCGAGAAAGAAATAAACACCATTAAACAACAAAAAATTTACAATTATGGAAAAAGAAATAGAAATAAGAGCCAAAGAAAATAACTCATACAAGCTAATCCTCAAACTAGAATTAAACGAAGAGGACGAAGAGTTATTAAAGAAAAGATTCAACTTACTTGCGTTATCACCAAAACTAAACAATGAACAGAGTGAAGTAATCGAAACACTGTTCGGGTATTATTGGTACAAAAATTGCGAAATCAATATAATTAAATAGTATGAATAAGATTTACAGCGTGTTAAGAATAGACAATTGGGATAGAGCTCAATCAGTCTACGAGGGAAGAATTAGAGACTGCAAAAAAAGTTTAAAAACAATTGCAGAAGAGTACAAAAAAAGAGGATGGAGAACAAAACTATATGATTACACGCTAATCATAAAACCAGATTCACAAAACGAAAAACAGTATATCTATCTAATTCACGAACCCGAATGATAATATGAGAAACAAAACAATAGCGGTGATTGCAGACAAAGAAACAGGAGTTGTTAAGTCAATAGAAGCAGAGGTAATTGTCTCACAGAGGGAATTAGAATCTGAAATAAGATGGGAATGTATGGCAGCAATCAAAAAAATAATTAACAAAAAGAAATACAAAATTATCAACATAAATACTTACTTTTATGACTAAAGAACAGAAAGAAAAATTAATTACAGCAGTAGTCACATTCATTACTACAGTGCTAAGCATCCTGTTTTTACAGGCATGCACAATGAGTATGAGTATCGCCAAAAACAATAACGGTACTTTTGAACAGAGACATGAAAACAGTACTAACGTGGATAGTACGAAAATTAATAACAATTTTAATAAGTAAAAATTATGGAAAGAAACGGAATGAACCTATTCAGAGTAGAAAAAACAAGAGTAAACGAAGAAGACATGTACGTAATCGTATGCGGGAAATATCGCGCGTCAAAGATGGAATTCAAAACAAAAGAGGGTGCAGAAGACTACATTGCAAACTCGATAGACTGGGACATGCTAGTAACCATTGTAGGACAACTAAGCGAGCATATTGCAGAAAAAAAAGTAAACGAAATGTTAAATAATAAACAATAAGAATATGGTTAAGAAAACTATCGGAAAAAACACGCTTGGAGACAACAACAAAATGAAAGTCGCCATGCGTGACTATGAGAGAAGTACGCATAATCTCTCATACATCTGGAGAAACACGCAAGCACCAGGAACGCTAGTTCCCTGCATGAAAATTCTAGCAACACCAGGCACAACTTACAAGATTAAAGCAAATAGTCACATTCTGACACATCCGACTGTCGGACCACTATTTGGAAGTTACAAGTTCCAAATGGATATATTTACCGTGCCTATCAGGCTATATAATGCGCTGCTACACAATAACGCGCTAAACGTAGGGCTTGACATGGCAAAAGTTAAATTTCCTAAATTTGCGATAACGTTAGGGAAAGACAGTTCTAAAACACCATGGAGCAGTAGCAGTCTATTAGCTTATCTAGGATTTAGGAATAAAGGTCGCGAGTTGTCAGATTCGTTAGATTTTGTACACAAATTCAACGCCATTCCTCCAATCGCATATTTTGACATTTTTAAAAATTACTATGCAAATAAACAAGAGGGAAAATTCTATACAATTGGAGTAGGAGATATAACGGAGACTCAGAACCCAACTACAGCCAGCTCGCCAATTAGAGTAATGGGACAGTATCAAGTAGGGGATAATAAAGATTGGCAATTGGTGACCAATAATTTCATGAGTCTATACTATTCCGAAAATGGAATCATTAAGTATGTAATTGAGATAGCAGACACAGTGTTTCCAAGCAATGGAGATATAAACCAGTTAATATTAGTAGGTGAATATCTATCAGATGCAACCAATGTAACTGGAACGTTCGAAATTACAGCAAAACAAATGGCGGGAAATGCGGCGTTATCTTATAATAATCAGGTATGGAGTATTCCTGTGAATTGGCACGATAAACCCGAATACAGAAACATCAGATTAACAGGAGTTAAAACGTCCGGAAGTATTACGCTAAACGAATACGATCTTGAACAAATTGACAAAACTAGAGAAGAAATACTATCACTAGGAAGTCAAGAAGCGTTAATTCAAAGCGAAGAGGGAAAAGGAAATTTAACACAAAAATACCTAAAGGATCTAATTAGTTTAGGAAAAGAGTTTTACAGTTCATATCCACAAGTAGGACTAGCGATTAAAACTTATCAATCAGATATATTTAACAACTGGATTAATACCGAATGGATTGACGGAGAAAATGGAATCAATGCAATCACAGCAGTTGACGTGTCAGACGGAAAGTTAGAACTCGATACGCTGATTTTAGCGAAGAAAGTTTACAACATGTTAAACCGAATTGCAATCAGTGGAGGTACTTACAATGATTGGATTGAAACAGTATATACAACCGATTAC